ACAATTAATGTATTATAATTATGCCAAAGAAATCCATACATATTTCTTCCTACTACTGTTATGTTATCTGATTTTACTTTTGACCCAACTGATCCATTACCTATTAATGCAATTTTATCATCATCTTTTATATACTGATTTATCCAATCAGCAGTTGATTGTGCAAATGGTTTTGTAGTAACAACGCCTATATTTCTTTTTTCACATTCTTTAAGATTGATGTTATCATATCCGTGCTGACGAACTACAATCCATTCTAAATTAGGAAATGCTTTATAAGTTTTTTCACCAACTACACTAAACTTTACTGATAAAACTTTTACATCTTTATTGATAAAATTTAAACTATCATATTGACCGTGAGATTCCCACTCATAATCTTTCAAAAATGTTTCTGGTGCAAACTTTATATCTTTTTTATCTTTTAATATTATCACTGTTATTATCTATCATTAATCTCCAAATCCATCTATTGCTCTTGGATGAAATGCCTCTTTCTTTTCTTCTTCTTTCAATTCATCATATTTCTTTTTCTTTTTTTTATATTCTTCTTCTGTTAAAGAGTGCCAACCAATACAAAGTCCTGTTGGTGACCTATTACATTGACACACCGACATTATTCTTCATCCTTATCTTCTATCTCTTTTGTTGCAAGTTTAGTTTCCCATTTATAAATTATGTTTGTTAAAGATTGAAAATGTGGATTTGCTTGTGCTACTAAATCATTCCTAACTTTTCTTATATCATCTAATAATTCTTTAATATCATCACTCATTTTTTGTTTTGTCCTTTTCGTAAAAGTCTTTCTCTTTTATGCCACGCCCATACACTTACTGTACTGGCTATTTTTTCTATCCAGTGATAGATATAGTTATACATTATTTTATCCCACATATTAAGATGGTAACACTCCTTGTTTACCACCTTTTAATAAGTTTAATTTTTGTGATTGAAATTGGATTTTTTCTTTGAGTGGTTTAGTAATTAATCGTCCTGCTGATTCTACTTCAAGATTATTCTCTTCACAATAATGTACTATAGCATCCACGTATGACATTCCTTTATGTTTTTTTACAACATCTTCTATAATAAGTGAAAATTCTTTTGAGTTCATTACATTACTATAACATATTTATGATGAAATGTAAAGCGCCTGACTTCTGTTGCCACCTGTCAGGCAAGGCCGTCTACCTATTAACTAGGCAGCAAGAGCATAACTTTCGTTAGCTTTTATAGTTTTGATAGTACGCTATCAGCGATTTAACTCCAGATAGGTTTAGTTAGTAGTCGATTCTAGCTCACCCCCTTAAAGCACACACTAATGTGTTTTAAATTGGTGGAGGTGGTGGGAATCGCACCCACGTCCTCACTAATTATTATCTACCCTTCAACGTCAAATTCATTATAAAGGTACACCTCTATTTGGTTTAACAAATTCTAAATCAAATGACTTGTATAACATACAAGACTCTAGTCCATTCATTGTTGACATAACTACAATTGATTGTGTGTATGTAGGGTCAACATAATATTGTACTACAAAAACTGGTGTTCCATCTGGTTTTGCTTTATCTCTACCAACAGAAACATTAACTAATGTAAATTTATTTATTTCAAGATACGCAAGCACACTTTCACTAGAACCACATATGACAGGCATTTGTAACCAATATAATCCAGGACCTGTATTTGGAGAAGGTGTATAATCTTCAGGAATATTTGGTAGTGGACCAAGTATATTTTCGTTTTCGTGTTCCGCTACAGCAAATGTACTCATTGTTATGAGTATCGCTCCTACTAACGCTCCTAGTATTTTGTTTAACATAAGTGACCTCTCGTGGATAATTTCCAGCCACTTTGTTAATGTTTTTGCTTGATTTTATCTTTGTTTAGTTCTTCATAGTATTTATAAAAATACTTGATAGATTCTTCTAGTTTGGGTTCAAAATCTTTTTTATCTCTTATAAAGGATCGCATTGTGCCGTCTTCACCTGCCATTAATATAACTAATTGTTCTATGCGTTTACCAAATAGCTCTTCATACATAGTTGCATAAGCACAAGTTTGAATATAATAGTTTTCTATCCAATCTTCTTTACGTTCCTTGTTCGCTGTCTTGAAATCTATTACAGATAATTTACCATTGTAGTCAGCAATACAATCAACTTGACCTGCAACAGTTAGTTTATGACTATACATTATTTCCTCGGACAATTGAACATTATCAATTTGGTCTATATAAGGTTTCATTAATCTAAACAAACCTAAAGGTAACACGTCCCTAATACTAGGTGTTTCACCTTTTATATACTGTTCAACAAGTGTATGAGTTGCTTTGCCTCTACGTGCTGCTCTACCCATTTCCCACTTAGCAGCTTCTTCACCTACTGCCTTACGCCACTTCTCTAGTCCTTCTTTTTTCTGAACACCAAGTACAGTTGTAATTGATGGATAGTTCTTACCATCTATTTGATAAAAACGAAAACCATCTATACGCTTGCCTTTAGTTGTTGGTAGTTTGCTTTTATCTACATCAATCCACTTAAACTCTTTCATTTTTTCATCCTCAATTCTTTTCTTAATGCACTTATTCTATGTTTAATGCCATCAATAGTGGTGTACATCCAACCACAATCGTGTGGTTCAATTTGTTTTCTAAACCAAGCAATTGTTTCTTTTAATACTTCAATCTTATTTCTTATACTCATATTAATAATATAACATATAACCTATGCTTTGTCAATGCTATATGCCTTTCATTGCGTACATATCAATGATTTTGTTCTTATCTGCGACAGTATCACTATTATACCAACGAGCAATCTCTCAGCTGGGATCATATTTCTCATATAACGTCTTGCCATCATCATTTCTATATGCCCTTAATACTTCTTTTCTATTATCATCTGAATTCTTGTAAGAACAATGGATCCAGCCGCTGTGAGGTTCATCTGTATTATGGTACTCTAATATAAGTTGGTCAAAGCCTAAATTTTCAATAATATATTTTGCTAATTCAGCATTCGCTACTCCAAATATTTCAAAGTCAGCTGCCTGCCCTTTAGCGTGTTGTGATTTAAGACTAGAACCAATTTTAACACATAACTCTGGAGAACGGTACCCACTTGATACAGTTACCACTTTCTTATAATGGTCTCTTAACGGTTGTAGTACTTTCTCACACAAATTCTTTAACGAGTCAATATGGTCTTCGCTAGGATTATTATTAATACCGTGTCTTTCTGCCGTCTGACTAGCGGTCATTTCCTTCAAAGAAAAATTTTCTGTTAAACGCATTTATTATCCTCTTGTTAATTTTAATATTTTTTCTATTTGACCTTTTATAATTGGACCTCTATTCGGCCAATGTATATAAGGTTCATCACTTTTTGATAAATTATATAAAAACGGTAATACAATCTTTTCAATATCTTTAAATTTTTGTTGGGTCTCTTCATCTGTAATTTCTTTTGTTACAGTTTCTTTGTCATTAACTATTTGCATAATTTCGTTCATCATAGATTTAATAGTAGAAACATCTGATTTAACTTTAGATAGTTCTATGTTTGTTCCTTCTACTACTTTTGGGTCAATGCCAGGTTGTTCATCTTTGGGTTTGCTAGATACTGGAGTAAACCCCCATTCGTTATCTAGGTCAAATCCTCGCATATAATCTGGTATATCTTTGTCTGCCATTATTTTTTCCCTTGTTGTCTTAACTTATGTTTCTTCACCACGTTCCTAGTTTTCACCTCTTTAATAGTTCTTTTGCCGTGTCTTTCGGCTAGAGGTGAGTTTGGGTGAGCTTCAGCTATTCTGGATAGGTTGTCCTTCCAACCACCGTCTGTTTTATAAGACACACCTTGAACACCTGATACTATATTTATTGGTTGTAGCACTTGTACAATGTGTTTATTCTTTTTAAGATAAGTTTCCATTTCTGCAATCATCATATAGTCTACCCACACCTTACCATTTTTTTTATTTTCAAACGTGTATCTTGGCATTTCTTAAATATTTCCTTTTGTACCATAAATGAAATTTAGGATTTGCTTTAAACTCTTCTACTACTTGTCTAGCAGATAGTTGATCCGACCTAATACAATCTGCAAGGTCTTGATATTTTTGTTTAACTGCGTTTATCATTAACTGGTTTTTTCTTTTTTCTTCTTTTTATACCTGATGGTTCAGCATCTTTTAATGCCTTCTTATGTCTTTTATTAAATTCTGCTTCACTTATAAAACCACCACCAAATTCATCATCTGCTGCCCCATAATTTTTTGTATTTTTAGATATCATCAATGTCTTGTTTTTTCTATTTTAAAAAATAAAGATAATGTTAATCTTTCTTCAAAGGTATAATCTAAACAAGGAGCGTGGTATCTACCACCGTGATATAAAACTAATCTATTTGGTTCAGCACTTATATAAATGTCTGGCACTTTCTCCATTTGACTATTAAAAAATGCCGTACCACCATCATATGCCTGGTCAAAATACATCATACCTGCTATTAAAGGTTCAGACTCAGCTTCAGGCGGATAATCTCTATGTATAAAACCATATTTACCAAAATTTTGTGGAGATGTTTCTATTTCACTCAATATAATTTTTCTAGCAAGAACCTTGAAATCAGTAATATTTGTTTGTAGTAAAATTTCTATCTTATTTTTAATAAGCACATCCTCTTTATCATATTGATTTTCATAACAAGGAAACGCCTGCAATCTATTGCCATAATACGTACCTGCTGGTTGATGTGCTTTGTGCCATTCCAACTTATCTAAATCTGATTTAATACTATAAAATTTTTCTTTTGAGAAAAACCCTGGATGAATTGATACTCCACCACCTAAAATATAATCTTTAGATATCATCTAGCGTTTCAATAATCTCTTTATTATCTGCTATGACTTTCAATTCTTTAACAACTGTTTCAACTGAATCCATATGCGTTGCAACACCAACAGGATTATTTAAAAATACATCCACGTTTGCTTTTGCTTTTGCAATATTTCCTTCAGCGTGTTTTTTAACTGCGTCTAATATTACTTGTCTATTTGCCATATATTCTCCTAATGTAATGTTCTATTCATTGGTATAACGTTCTTACCATACTCATTTAAAACTTTCAATTGATAATCTCTATTCTCTGGTTTTTTCATAAGTTCTGTTAACTTCTTTTTCCACATAGTTTTCCACAACTTATTTTTAGCATTTTTTAATACTGTTTCTAAATTATGTATTCTATGCCAAAATATAAACTCTTTATCTAACACGTTTATCCAATCTTGTATCACTTAGCAGTTATTACAGACTAAACCAATTGCCCATAATGTAACTACAACTATCATCCATATTTCCATTATATCATTACTCCTTCTTTTTGTCAATGTTTATCTTACCATTTTCGGGTGGGTGTATTTTTACATCCCTACAGATATATTCTATACCTTGTTTTAATGCTCTACTAACTTTACACTCAAAACCTGTTATACGTGACAATACCATATCGTTAGTTGTAGGCAATTTTGCTAAACTTAAAGTAAAATCTGTTCCTGTCTTTATTATAGACATAACTTTATATTCTGAATACGCACCTGTACTAGTTGCTAAAAATGCTGGCGCTGTCATACCACACGCATTTAAAAATACTAATAACGATAAACTAATTATACTCTTTTTCAGCATATTTTTTACTTCTCCAACCTGAATCGGATGTAAATACATCTTTATTAGGGTCTTTTATTTCTTTTATATCAGTAACCTTATGTGGAGTAAACCGTTGTTCTATGTCTTTACCTGTGTCACTATAGACATATGTTTCAATAGTTCTAGGTTCTGTAACATCTGCACCAAATGGTATAGGTTCTAAATGTAATTTAAATCCGTAACATTTACTCATTTGTTTCCTTTGTTGGTTTATAAGTAGGGTCATTCCATTCCATTATCTGGTCTAATTTAAGTCTTATCTCATCTGGATCCAAACCTAATTTCACTAACTCATCTGTACCAATATTCTTAAAAAAATCTTCATAATCTCTATTCTTTAAATCTCTCTTACCTAACTTTGCAAAAAATGTTTTGTAAAAGCTTTGCTTATCTCGTAAGTTTTTCGCCGTAGCTTTTGACGTAGAAGCAATCCTTTGCCAATTAATTTCTTTTGTTTCTTTTTTCTTTTTTGCTTCTTTCGCAAGTTTCCTCTCTCTCATTGATATATTAGCGGCAATCAATAACAATACTGCTAATGGATCAAATACAAATATCAGTACTATAATTATATATCTAACTGCTTCATCAAAATGGTCTTTCGCTTGGTCTCCATATATTAATTCTGCAACATATTTAAGTGGACCGACATCTGCTTCTATTTTTAGTTGTGCTAATTCTAAATTACTCTTGTTTAACGTTAATCTTGCAATTTCATCCATTGCAACTTTTATTTCATTTAAATATGATTCTCTCTCTTCTTTTAATTTCTTACGTTCTTTTAATCCTTTAGTAACACGTTCTCTAGTTACATAAACTTCTATTGCACGGTCTATTTGGTCTAACGATAATTCTGCTCGTTTTATAATCTTCTCTTGTTGTAATACCTGTTTATCTATTAATGATATATGTACTGCATTATCACTTGTCGGTCGTACTTGGTCTAGGTGTGCCTTTGATAAAAAACCAAAGATACCCATACTAGTTACAAATACTAAAACAAGAACAGCAGTTGTTAAATATGCCTTAATTGTTTTAGGCAACATTGGATTGTTCCAATTCTGATACAACCAACTGGCGGCAACTAACTTACCTACCTCTAAAGCAGTTCCCATAGCAATAATTGCTACAGTTGCACCTGCAAATAGAGTTGCTAATCCTACAATACTATACCCAGCAGCAATCGCTGATGTAGCTATAGCGGTTAAAAATACTAATAAGATAAACAACATTAACTATTCTCTGGTTTATTTTCTGGCAAAATTGTATTCTCTTTTAATAAACTTGAATTCTCATCTAATTTTGATAATATTTTTTCAATCTTTACCATCATATTAATAACTCTTTTATCATAATCATCTGTAGTTGAAAACTTATCTAACGTAGCGATTAACTGTACTGAATCTAACAGTTCACCTTTTTCTAATAATTGTGTTCTTAATTCTCTAAACTCTTTATATGCTGGGTGTTCATTTAATATTCGCATATATTCTTTTACACTATTACATTTCGTTTTAAATACTCTTACACGCCAAGGTGTGTCTTCACTCATTCCTATAGGTAATAATCCCTTGTTTTTATCCCAAGTCTTAATACCAAATAAGTTATTTGCTTCTATACCAAATCTACTTGTACCCCAACCACTCTCTAATGCCGCCTGTG